TAAGGACGTTACGACACTCAAACTAAGCGGAAAGTATTATCCGCTCGTCATCACCAAGAACAAACTCTTTGTCAGTTCAGAGGGTTTTGACTCAGCTCTTATCGCTTGCAACCACGGGCGAAAAGTCAGGAGAGACAGAGTCAAACTAAGTGACGTAAAAACCGAAGAAAAGCCAAAAACGCCTTCAAAACCTAAAGTACAAAACGTACGTCTTTGGAAGGAGTTTGAGATGAAAGCACGCCCAGATTTGTCCTTTCAGGAAGTGTGGGTAATCATGGAACGTGGAGGACAATATTGTCATTCTTATTTAAACGGTGAGAGTCAAGACAAGGAAGGCATAATTAAATACTCAGGAACATTAAGTGCGGCACAGTTTTTTCCTAACTATGCAGATGCTCAAGGTGTTCAAAAAATTTTGAATCAGACAGTTAGAATTGGGCATAAGCTTCGGCGCTTTTATCTCCCCACGAGTTCTTAGATGGAAATCAATCTTTTAGAAGGAATTCGAAATGCACCGAAAAATATTGTAAAGGATTTAAATCCTTTCAAGCGCGGGTCTTTAGGGCAAGATCTGATCGTTGAACAATTGATCAGATATTCACCTTTGCCGCAACCTGTCAAAGATGCGGTTACTTTCGGAATCGGGGTAAAGCAAGGAGGAAGTTTAATAAGAAAAATTCCTGGTTTAGGTAACCCTTATGTGGTTTCCGGGTTGTTAATCGGAGGTGATATTGCACTTAGACCAGGAAATGTGCGAAATTTAGAAGAGGATATGGCCCTTGCAAATCAAACACTTAGAGAAAAAGGCCTAACTCAAGCACAATTTCCGGACTACCAAATGGCTCCTGTGGAAGAGGATGTCACGCCAGCAGGTCCTCAGCGCATACCGGTTGAAACATACGATTCAGAAAGTTCTCGTGCGAACGACCAAACGAGCCCGCAAACTTCCGTTGAGGATACAAAGCTCGATTTGTACAAACGTGCACGAGAGCGAGCTATGCAGACAGGAAGACAGGAAGACTACGACACAGTCAGGGATTTAGGGTTAGCAATGCACGCAGAATTCAACCCCACGATCGCTAAGGGTAACCCTCTCGATTTAGGAGAGCAGACTGCCAGAGCGAGAAGTTTCCTTGCAAGGGAAATCGCATAGCACAGGGCTGGCATAGCAGCATGCCATCAGATAAAGTTGATGCGTCCCCATCACCGCCTCCGACACACTCGCTCTGTTTAGAAAAGAGTGGTCGGAGATTTTTCTTGGGCTTGTATGCGCTCGATAGCGCCCACGCGCAGGCGCAAGCGAAGGACATCGCCAGGGCATTAGGAGCTACTGGGATCCATTTGAGCTACGAGACTCGTGAGACTGATCGAATCTCAGAATTTTTTAGAGCGTTGGCCGTGTCAGATTTTACGCACTCTGAATGCTGTATATGGGATGGAAGCACTACAAACAACACCCCATGCTTCTATGCGCTAGGTAAGCGTCATTACGTTAGAGATATAACCATGAAATACCTTGATATTCAGGGTAATAGAACAACTGTAAAGACCAGATGCAACCATAAACTCTGTGTTAATCCATATCACTTTGAGTATGTTAGTGAGCCTAATTCGCGTCTAAGTTGCTCGGATAAACGCATGTTGTTAGTCTGGCGAGGCCAGGGAGTTCCTGTACATCAGATCGCTCAGGCATTAAACGTTTCCAAATCAACCATCTACAGAAACCTCAACCATGAACGTGTTCCTCTTGGGACTTCAAGTCACTGATGCTGCTCAAGAAAATGAAGGCGTAATCAATGTCCTCGCCAAATCCCTACCAACTTCCGAAAAGAAAGAACCAACCAAAGTTCAACTCCTCCAACAAAAAGACCACTACACGGGCAAAGTCCTCCAAAAGCTTGAAGAGGGTGACCACATCCTCGCCATGGGTCTCGTCAAGCCCACGCTTGATGGAATGCTCAAGATGAACACCATTATGGTTGTGAACAAAGAGTCATTCAGTGACGTCCTTGCAATCAATCTGTTCATGGCGACAGGTGGACTCGGACCTAAGTCCGACGAGACCGAGCTTCAAGACACGACGGTGACCAATCGGTCCATCGCTTGGCAACAGGACGGTGAGACGCATTGGTTCAAGCTCAGCGCCTGGGGTGAACTGAGTAAAGAACTCAGCGAACTGCCCAACGGAACACCAACCATCGCAGTTGGCCGTGTAACTGCCTCATCTAAAGACAACAAAACTTTCCTCAACTTCACCACCGACAAAATCCAGTATCTGCCACGAGGCACAAAATCAGCACCTAAAAAAGCTCACGATCCAGACAAACAAACCGTCGCCGCAGCAGCAGTAGCCAACCTCGATTTTTCTCTCTGACAATGGTATTCATCGCTGGAAAATTTGACGACGCAGAGATTCTCTGCAATGTCCCTCCGCATCAACTCCGCATCGACTTACAGGCCAAGTGCTTCAAGTCGGACGTCGACTCTGATCAACGTATCGTCGATTCGAACGAGAACGGGATCCCCATCGAGTTCATTTTGATCGGGTTCGCGCCCATGTACGGGAACCTTGGTATGCGCAACCAAGAGGAGTTTGTACGCATGGCATACGTTGGTGTGTCACCAAACCACCGGTTACTGCCTCCACGTTGCGTAACCTGTACGATGATTTCTGGAAAGTCCTCGCAGAAAAACTTTTTTGCATACTTTCAGAACCTTTATAACAACAGGATTAGCTGCGCTTCTGTTATTACTTCTACTCGCTTTGCCGGTAGATCATTCTCAGAGAAGGATCCAACCACCGGGCAAGACACAGGTAAAATAAATTACAATGTTTTAGAGTTCTTTGATCGTCCTGCTGCTACACAGGAGGAACAGATTCTCATAAAGGACCTTGAGTCTTGGATGGAATGTGATGGACCTGAACTCATTTCAGCGGCGCTCAAAAGCCACATCCCAGGCGCAAACCTCATCGAGCTACCACTCGGTGCTGACCACGCGGCACTCAAAAAGCAGTTCGCGTTGGAGAATGCTGCTCCTGCTATTGAGGAATCCCCAGAGCCTTACGGGGTCCTGGCTTCTGGTACCAAAGCTAGTTCTAAGCGCAGTAAGGGGGACGTTCCCTCTGCGACTCGCAAAGCTCAGGTAGAGATTACAGCTGCTCAAGCTGAAGCCCTAGGCATTGAGCTTGACTAGACTGAACTCGGGCTGGTGATGGGGACCAGTGCGTAATGGGTGAACGAGGGGCTGATGCCCCTCTTTTTTGTGGCTTTATGATGCACTTAGTGACAGCAATTCAATGGCAAAAAAGCAGCGCATGGCTGGGGAACGCCTCGGTAAAGGAAAGAACGACCCGTGCTGGAAGAATTACGAACAGCAGGGAATGAAGAAGAAGGGAGGAAAGATGGTGCCGAATTGTGTACCCAAGAAGTAAAAGACGCTACAGCGCAACATATAAAGATGGTGACATGCTTGTCAAGGTGTGCTGCACCTTGATATACCCACGCATGTGGAATCTGGCTATAGCTTGCGCCAAGTCCACTCGGGAACTCAACGACTTCATCGACGGCAAATATCGCCGTAAGTCCTGCAAACGACTATTGGGAAAGCGACAGAACGTTTCTTTCCGCACGTTGATTGCATGCAACCAATTTGTAAGGCGAATGGTGGCCACGCTGCCCGCAGGTCACTTTATTCAAAGTCGACCGGACTGGGAGGCTGTCGAGGTGCTGAGTAAATGGATGAGGCGATTAGGCTTCGAGCCCTACACCATGAACGGTGTGCTCATTTACTATTTAGAAGTTCCGACAGATCAGGCAGTAGGACACCCTGAGACATGCAGTATTTCAGAAGCTTGTTGAACAGATTATTTTTAATAAGGTACATCTTGTGGATAGCAGAGAACATATCTAACAAATCTTCCTTACTGAGCTTCTGTACGTCCTGCATCAGCTTCTGGTGTCCAAACTCACTTTCTACTGATATAAAGTCAAGTCGATCAGTCACCTTACTGACTCCCTCATAATTCTTACGCTACCGCAAATTTTTTGCTAACGCTAGAAAGCGGGCTACCATCGATGTGATCCAATCTGGTCACTGATGTCCTCCTTTTACAGTCTCCCTAGAGGTATCGTAAAAGCACTTATTGCTGACCAAAAACCTCAAGGAAATATCCTTGTACCCTTCGACAAGAACGGCCTGGTTGCAAAACAATTCAGAGACGAGGGCTACGAGGTTGAATCACAAGACGACTTCGAGACAATATTTGAGGACACATTCTGGGTTGAACACAATCAAAAACAAGACTATGTAATCTGTGTAACTGCAGGTGATTCAGAACTTGCAGATATAGTGTGTAATTGGGGGATGCTGGTCGCCAAGAAAGCAGTTGTGATCCTTGATCGCATCACTTTCTTAGAGCCTGTGAAAAGGCGAAGAGACTTCCTGACCAGCCACAAGTGCTCAAACATTGTCGTCCTTAATCCCAGACCTCAATATCGAGTGCTTGGTAGCTCTAAAGACTCTGTGACTTCCTGTTGGTTCACGTTCAGAAGAAAAGATGAATGGGCCGATGGCACGCATGTAAGTTACGCTATAGACTGGAACGCACATAAACCTGATATTGATGTCTTCAAAACTCGATGTCTTAATCGAGCTTCTGCAGCAGAACAACAAGAAGCTTGACAAGCTTTGCGCACTGATCAGCTCAGCCACGATCCTTCAAGAGACTATTTCTCCTGAGGGTGAGATCCGAGGTGCTGAAGAGATCGGAGAGCTTCTGACCGAAAGCTATCTGTCTGCAATCGCATTAGACGATGAGCTTGATAACAAAACAAAGCAGTACAACTACCACATGAGCGAGTTTTTTATTGGTGATACCCCTGTTGACAAAGAGAAGAGGGACGAACAAGGCCCTCCAGAGATGCAATTCAATTAAGGCTTGATAGATTAAGACTAATTCACACTGAATAAGTGTCTACTAGAGTCGAAATCGGAGGCAAACGCCACTACAACTGTGCTGGTGTACCAAAGCCCTTACCTAGTGTTACTACAATTCTGTCATCTACTCAAAGCGCAGAAACACAGAGAAAATTAGCTCACTGGAATCAACTAAATCCAGGAGTTGCAGACAAGGCAGCTGAAAGAGGAACCTGGATTCACTCTGCCACGGAGAACTACATCCGTGGACTGACTGTGAAGCCTCCCAAAGAATACGAACCGTACTGGGAGGGAATGCCCGACCAACTTGATGAGCTGCTTGAGGGAGGGAAGGTTCTATGGAGCGAGGCACCACTAAATCAGCCTCAATGGAATCAATTCGTAGGAGATGATGGCGTAGGGCGCATCCATTACTACGATGCTCAAGCAGAGCAGGGATACGCTGGTTGCTGCGACATTATCTACAAAGACAAGAACGGTGAAATCATTCTTGGCGACTTCAAGACATCTGTGGGACCTTACAGCTATCGATTCCCAAACAAATCGGCCAACCTGGCTCCTGATGTCAAGAAAGCTCTAATCTCTGGTGTCTTCAAGCTCAAGAAGACCACGCTGCAACTTGCTGCTTACACACTGGCCGCTGAAAATTGTTTAGGCATTAAAATTGATAAGACTCAGATTGTAGTTTCTACTCCTACTGAGACCTGGCCAGTCCAAGTATTTACATTTGGTGCCAAGGAGCTGGAGAAACACACTGATCAATGGCTGAGCATCTTGAGACAGTACTACCGAGAGATGCCCGTAGCTGCCTGACCGACTATGGTGCACAAGCCACGGAGGCTCGATGAGGACTCGTTTTGTCTACTCGCGCAATAGTGAACTCACCAAACATCTGAACCCAAAGACCGGCAAGGTCTCCGAGGGCGGAAACTTTTCCGCTTTCAATTCCAACTGGGAACCGGTCGAGACAGATGTAGGTGAACTCGCACTCGCAATGGGCGAGAGCAATGGCCTCTGTGCCTGGCACATGCTAGATGGCAAGAGGGTTGCTGGAGGCACCGGTTGTATAAAAGCAGGCTTAATTATCATAGATATAGATAATCAAGCAGATCACAAGGACGAGAATGGAAATAAGGTCAAGGAGCAGCATCTATCAATCCAAGAGGCACTTGAGCTTGACATATGTAAGAAGTACTTGTCTGTGCTCTATCTATCCCCTTCCTCAACAAAGGACTGGGAAAGATTCAGATTAGTTTTTGGCTTAGAGAAGCCAATCATTGACACTGGCTTTTATGACGCCTTTCAGAATATTGTCGCGCAGCAAGTTCCAGGCTACGACAAGCGAGCGTTACAAGTACCCAACTTGTTTTATGGCTCAACCAAGAGCGGAGTTTTATATACGAGCGATAAATATATCCCTTCCGATACAATCGATCAAGCTCATCGACAATA